TGCTGGTTTAAATAGAGGTGGGTTACCCATAGTTAGAACTGAGTATAAGTTAACACAGGCATTAAGAGATAAACTTTATGATAATAAAGTAAATCCAATTGCAACCTTCCCAAGAGTAGGCCCAGTTGCTTATGGTCAAAAAACACTCCAGAAAAAAGCAAGCGCATTAGATCGTATTAATGTAAGAAGATTATTAATCTCTTTAAAGAACTTTATTGGAGACACTTCTAAAAATTTAGTATTTGAACAAAATACAACAGTTACTAGAAATAAATTTTTAAATGCTGTTAACCCATTTTTAGAATCAGTTCAACAAAGACAAGGATTATTTGCCTTTAGAGTAGTAATGGATGAATCAAACAATACAGCTGAAGCTATTGACAGAAACCAGTTAGTAGGTCAGATTTTTATTCAACCAACTAAAACAGCTGAATTTATAATTTTAGATTACACAATTCAGCCAACAGGAGCAACATTTAACGACTAAAAACTTAGGTTTAACATATTTATAACAAAACAACAAGACAATGGCAATATTAAGTTCAGCAGATATGTTCTATACAGCTTACGAACCCAAGCTGCAAAATAGATTTATATTCTATATAGATGGTATTCCTGCTTATCTCATTAAGTCCGCAGATAAGCCTAAATACACAGCAGAAGAAGTGGTTCTTGACCACATTAACGTGAAAAGAAAAGTTAAAGGTAAATCCGATTGGAGTACCATTAGCTGTACATTATACGATCCAGTAACCCCATCAGGTGCACAAGCAGTAATGGAATGGGTCCGTTTACACCACGAATCCGTAACAGGTAGAGATGGTTACTCTGACTTCTATAAAAAAGATGTTAGATTTAATACATTAGGTCCTGTTGGTGACGTTGTTGAAGAATGGATTTGTAAAGGTGCTTATGTTACTAATGCTGAATTTGGATCAGGTGACTGGACTTCATCTACCCCAATGGAAATTAGCTTAACCATTGCCATGGATTATGCAATCTTAAACTACTAAGATTCTTAACATAAATAAATTAAGAGGTGCGCAAGCACCTCTTTTTTTTACATATGTATATGCAAACATATAAAGTTGTAACAAATGGAAAACCAATCAATGTTCCCTACTGAGGAAGTTACTTTACCTTCTAAAGGTTTAATTTACCCCTCAGAAAACCCTTTATCAAAGGGTACCCTTGAAATGAAATATATGACTGCAAAGGAAGAAGATATCCTAACTAATGATAGTTATATTAAAAATGGCACAGTAATTGATAAATTACTTCAATCCCTTATAATCACACCAATTAATTATAATGATTTAGTTGTAGGTGATAAAAATGCAATTATGATTGCCGCTCGTGTATTAGGATATGGTAAAGATTATTCATTTACGTTAGATGAAGAAGAACAGACTGTTGATCTGACAGAAGTAAATGATAAAGAATTACAAGAAAAACACTTATTAGAAAAAGGTAAAAATGAATTTAGTTTTATGCTACCTACTATTCAAAAGAACATTACTTTTAAGATATTAACTCATGGTGATGAAAAAAAAGTTGACGCTGAGGTAAAAGGTCTTAAAAAAATCGATAAAAAATCCTCAGCCGAATATTCAACTCGTTTAAAACACATGATATTATCTGTTGAAGGCGATTATGAGCGCAAAACAGTACGTCAATTTGTTGATAATCAATTATTAGCTAGAGACTCAAGAGCACTAAGGGAATACATCAAAGAAATACAGCCTGATGTTGACTTGACTTTTGATTTGGAAAATGCCGCTGGAGACGTGAAAGGCGTTCGGATCCCAATTGGGATCACGTTTTTTTGGCCTGACACCGAGCTATAAATTCGACGTTTATAATGAAATTCACGACCTAGTATATTACGGGAAGGGGGGATTTCTATATTCTGAAGTATATAATATGCCTATTCACATCAGAAGATACCACATTAGAAAAATTAACGAGGTTCATACTAAACAGAATGAAGAACATAATAAACAAATGGCTAAAGTAAACCAACAATCAAAACAAACTGCTAAAGCACCAAGGTTTAATAAAGGGATTCCCTCTTAATATTTATAACCATACCCTTAATATAAATGGCAGATTTAGGAAATACAACAGATCAGGCGAAAGGTGCTTTTGAAGAAATTAACGAATTAGTTAATAAACTAGCCGAAAGAGTAGGCAAGTCAGCTGAAGAAATGGAAAGCTTTAATGATGCCCTGCAAATTGGGGTAGATTTATCTAGAAGTATGTCTAATCTTTCTGAAAAGAGTGCTTTAGACCATAAAAACGCTGCTGACTTTCAAAAAACTGCGACCGACGCTAAAAAACATGCTAATAAAGCTAAAAAACTTGCTAATAAACTTGATAGTGAAGCTAAAAAATTAGCACAAGAAGCCGCTAAAGCTTCAGGTAGAGAAAAAGGTAGACTTGAACAAATGGCTAACAAAGCCAGACAAGCTTCCAAAGAAACAAAAAAGCTACAAGCAGGATTTGAAGGTGCAGCAAAGCAATCAGCCATTATGGCTAAAGCCCTAGAAATAGGAACTGCTACATTAGATGCTATGTTTACAGGTCTAATGAAAGCAGACGAGGAGGCTGCAAAACTAGCTAAGGATGTAAACTCAACCAAATCTGAAGCAAATGGTTTAAGACAAGAATTTGCTGCTGTAGCCTTTAATTCGAGAGAACTAGCTATTACTACTAGTAAATTATTAACTGCTTTTAATGCTCTTAACGACCAACTAGGCACTGCCCAACAATTTAGCATGTCTACTGTTGGTACTTTTTCTAAATTAACTGAACTAGTTGGTATATCTGCTGAATCCGCAGGTAATTTAGCATTTGCTGCCGAAAGAAATGGTGCTAACTTTAGAGAAGTTGAAGAAAATGTCTTAGCAACTTCACATGAATTACAACGTGGGGCAGGAATTGCATTAAATATGCAAGGTGTCCTTGAAGCCACAGGTAAAGTTACAGGACAATTAAGAGCCCAATTAGGTGGTAATCCTGAATTAATAGCTGAAGCAGTTACAAAAGCTAAATTATTAGGAGCCGAAATTAATGATATAGTAGGTGCAAGTAAAGCTTTATTACAGTTTGAAACAAGCATTGAATCTGAATTAGAAGCAGAATTATTAACAGGTAAACAACTTAACCTTGAAAGAGCAAGGGCAGCTGCCCTAACAGGTGACCAAGCAACATTAGCTGATGAATTAGCTAAAAACATGGGCACATTTACTGATTTTACTAAAATGAATACCTTACAGCAGGATGCATTAGCTAAATCAATGGGTATGCAAACTGATCAGTTATCAGATATGCTTTTTAAGCAAGAAACTATGGGTATGAATGCCGAACAGCTTAGAGCAGTTGGTAAAGGTGAGTTAGCAGACAGGTTAGAACAAATTTCTGCTCAAGAAAAATTAAATTTAGCACAAGAAAAATTCCAAAGCTTATTAGGTGATGTTGCTGCTATAGCATTACCTATAGTAGATAAGTTTGGTGAAATGGTTCAATATCTTACTGAAAGTAGGTTAGTATTAGGAGGTTTAGTAGGTATATTTTCAGCTTTAGGAGCGGTAGCCGCTGTATTTGCTGTTAAGAGTTTAATAGGTGCTATAACTAGTATTTATACTAGTTTAGCGCTTATTCCTTTTGGTTTAGGTATTCCACTAGCTATAGGTGCAGTAGCAGGTATAATGACAGCTGTGTCTAAAAGTAAAAGTGCTGTAAAAATGGCACAAGGTGGTATTGTAAAACCAAGACCTGGTGGTACATTAGCTACTATTGGTGAAGCTGGTCAGCCAGAGGCAGTAGTTCCATTAAACAAAGCTAAACAAATGGGATTTGGTGGCGGAGGAGGATCCGCTCAACCCGTAATAATACAAAATAATTGGGACGCATTTGCTGCATCTAGTGGTAGAGGTAGAAAAGGATTAGGAGGAACCCAAGATCTTCAAGCGAGTCCTACATTTGCTTAATATTTATAACAAAACAACACAATCATGGCAATTAAAGACTTAAAATCAATCCACGACTTAGTACAAGGTGATGGTCCCGTAAATAATATGGAAGGCCAAACAGGTCCTAACTTTCCTATAGTTGGACCAGATGTAACCAGAGGAGGATACCCTTTTGGTACCCCTAATAATTCACAACTTCACGGTGGTCCTTTAGAAGACCAAGCAGGAAGATCATTAGTGGGTCCTGCTTATCAATATGCTTATGGAGGAGTATCTGCAGCTATAAACCCCTCTACTCAAGATTTAGATGGTATTACTCCCGACAAGTATGAAGATAATCTTCCTGACTAAAATGTTCTATGGCGATATCACTAAAAAACCTTTTATTAATCGCCGAAGACACAGGAGTAAATCCTGATGGGTCGAACTTTGATCAACGTTCATTAGGGTATGGGGAGGGTGCTGGAAAATTCCAATTTGATACCCAACCACCTTATATAATAAAAGATTTACCAGGTGTAGAAGAATCAACTAACGGTAAATTAGATTTAGTAGGAGAGGTTACTGATAATTTTGTAAGAGGAGGAGCAGTAACTTTAGCTACAAGAGCAGTTAAAGATGTAGAAAGATTAACTAAAGTTTTAGTTTCACCTAATGGTTTAGCTTGGGCGGGAGCTCAAGTAGCTTTAGCGGCAACTAACCCTAAAGGCCCTATTTTACCTATAAAACCAGGAAGTCGCAGTGAAGAAGGGCAAGGAGTTATAGCAAATATAAGAGATAAAACACAAGAAAATCTCCCCCCTCGAAATAGATTAAAAACCCCTGCTAACTTATTATTAACAGCAGGTACTGGAGCCGCTGGAATTAGATTTAGAAAAGACGGCTTACTTGATACTGAATTTGAAAATGGATTTAACTATGATCCTAATTTGGGGGGCCCCAAATATGAATCTACATTACTTGCATACAGTACAACGGATTCAGAAAATGAAACTGATTTTTCTCTTTATGGAAAATATACTAATGTATATGGAGGTGGTTTTGAAGATAAGGGAGTAAAAAGAGAAGATTTAATATTAAGATATCCTGGGGGTCCTCATTCGGTCTTTGGAATCGGAGGCACTGAAATAAAAAGATATAAAGCTGATCCCTATAGAGGATATTTACCTTTATTTAACCAAGATTTATTTCAATTAAGACAAGCTCCCCTAACTCCTAGTAGTAAACATAAAGACTATAGATCTATAGCACCTATTTCAGGGCAATTTCCTATTGAAGATTCAAAAACAAGAATCAATTTATACAAATTAGGAGACCCAGGTGTTGATCTTTCGGATGATGATGTAGACGTATATGATGTTAGAACAATAGATAGAATATCAGCGGCTAGTATATTTCAACGTAAAGATTTAGAAGATTTTAGTGGTAATTTTAAAGATTATATTAAATTTAGAATTGCTGTTGTAGATACTGATAATCCATTAAATGATAATATTATTTTATTTAGAGCACTGTTAGATAGTATAAATGATAATTATTCTGGTGAATGGAATTCTCACAAATATAATGGCAGAGCTGAAAATTTTTATACTTATGCTGGGTTTGATAGAAAAATTAGTTTTGGTTTTAAAATTCATACCCAAACTAGGCATGAACAAAAGCCCCTTTGGAGAAAATTAAATTATTTAGTAGCCCAAACAGCTCCTGAATATAAAAATAGAAGAATGAGAGGAGTATTTTCCCGTTTAACTATAGGTGACTGGATGAATGAAATACCTGGTTTTTTTACAAGTGTTAGTTTAAGTTGGTCTACAGCTTATCCTTGGGAAATTAGACATGATTCTGAGGGGGTTGATAGAGATTTAAACGAATATCCCCACATTTTAGATGTAAGTTGTGAATTTCAACCAGTACACAATTTTGCTCCCTCAAATAGCCCAACTACACCATTTATACTACCTGAAATTGGGGTTAGTAATAATAGAAAATACGCTCGACAAGGTGACGATGAAAATCAAGATGAATTTGATACCAATGGGGTAGCAGTAGATGCGGAAGTAGCTGATATAAATATTATAACAGTTCCAAAACCCCCTACCCCTCCACCTGCTTTGAATCCATCCCCCTCGATATCTAATGATATAACACCAATAGAAGAAAGAGGATTAGCATTATAATGAAAAGATTTACTGATATAAAAAAATTACGTAATCGTCAAGGTAAAAGATATTA